TATAGTCTAATTCCGCCACGTGATACATAGTATGTGCGGCTTACTTTACGCTTGCCATAACCGCGCTTTCGAGATGAGCGGCGATATGAGTTTCGTCTTCGCATTTTTTTGTTTTTAGTTTGTGATTAAAATATTTAAATATTGCTTGGTCACAATATGGTCTTAATAACTTTTTTTCTGATTCATCTGCTGTATTATACAGTTTAATTAATCTTAATAATTGTTCTTGTGTATATAATCTCATTTAAAATATTTTAGAAATTAATATTTTTATAATGTCTTGTGCTAAACCTGAACCTATATTCAATTTATCTAATGATTCACGCATTTTTAATTCAAATGCTTTTAATTGATTTGTTGTTTCTAATCCAGTTCCTATTTTTCCTAAATTTTCTTTTGTTGCTTTTGCAATTTCTATTTGTATAGGTTGTGACAATTTTTGAAATTGATTATTTTGAGATAAACCTACAAATTGTTGATCTAATATATCTATTTGTTTTTCTAACCTTTTTGCTTCTAAAGGATTAATAGTATCCTTTTGAGACCTTTCTTGTCTTTTTAAATTAGCACCTTCTATAAGATTATCATATGTTGCGTTTCCTACTCTGTTTTGAATACCTACTTTTTCTTTAGCATCTGGTGCTTGACTTCTTAAAATATCATTTTGAATGGCCTGATTTTCATTACTAAGTCTTTTACCTTCCATATTAAGCTCATTAATTTTAAGATTATTTGATTTTCCTAATATGTCTAATGCACCCTCTTGTAATTGAGGTGCCACAAAATCTGTACTTCTAATAGGTGCAGCTTCGTTAGATTGTTTATATATAAGATTTGGATTGAGTCCAGCTTCTTTAAATCTTTGCATTTGTTGAGAAGGTGTATTATATGCATTTTGCATATTCCATAACTCAATTGAATTTCGTTTGTTTTGTTGATTTGTATAAATCTGTGAGCCTGTGTTAAATAGGGTTGTCCCTATTTGTGCCCATGCGTCTGGTGATAACGGCATAACTTTGTTTTTTTGTTTTTTTATGACACAATATGTATTTTTTTGTTTTGTTCAATCGTTGTGCATCGTACCTCCTCCGCCTTATTCACTTTCCAAATATACATCTTTGGTGTCAATAAGCACTAATATATCAAGAGTATTAGTGCTTATTACTGACGCGCTACGCTTGTCTTGATTAAAACAGCCATGCAAACAAGTTTGCACAGCCGTTTTACTCTTTTAATCAAGTGTTGAGACATCTTGACTTTGGATATCTTCAATATCCTGTTTTGACAGCTTTGAAGCTGTTTTTTCTACTTTTTTGCTCTTTAAACGTTCTTCGATTTCAGCAAGTTCTTGACGAGCTTTTATTTCAAGTTCTTGCCTTTCAGCTAAATCTAGATAACGGGGATCCACTCCGTCGCCGTCTTCACCTTCGTAAATAGGTTCTTTACTACCTCCGAGTGGTAAACCGCTAGCGTATCTTCTTAACAATTCTCTAATAGACATTGTTTGATCTGGGACTGTTTTACTTGGTTGACCATTTTTTTCATACTTTTTATCAAATGTATGATAATTTAAGATGTTTCTAATTTTCATAATTTTGTTTTCTTTCTTTTTCTGAATCTTTATACATTTTTTTGAAAGCTCTTAAAGCCTGTTCCATTTGTATTCTATCCTTTTCGTATTCTGAGCCATAAAATTGCAATAACTTTAGATCTTCTTCTTCACCAATTTTAACCATGTGTTCATTAATTTTATCTTTTTCTTGTTCTGTGTATATTTTATCCTTGTAATATCTTGGCATTGCAATTTTTTTACCATCTAAAATTGGCACATACATACGATTTAACATATCGTTTTTATGCCATTTTATCATTTGTTTTGATAAATAATTTTTTCCTAATCCTTTTGACATTACTGCAAATTCCTTTTTTCTATCATCATTTTGATGTAAGGGAATTTTGGACTCTTTACACATATATTTTAACGTATAACCGATAGAGGCAACACTAACATCGCCAATATGACAAGAGCCAATAGGCCTATTATTAATAGTCCAAGAATCGATAATATGTTCTTTATTAGCGTTAAAAAGAATGATATGATAATGTGGTCGCTTTTTTTGACTTCCATATTCCCCAACTGCATAATATTTAATTTTTTCATGTGTTCTTTTTCTTAATCTTTTAAAAAATTTTTGTAAATCTTGTAAATCAAGATTCATGAAACCATTTTTTGTAATTGGTACGTATTCTGTATCATAAGTTAAAGTAATAAAGAGAGCGGAATTGCTCCGCTCTCCTTCTTTAACTAATCTAAACGACCAACCTGAAGTTCGGCGTTTTTTACATGGGGGGCATTTTCCACAAGGTAATGGCATGTATTGACCTCTTATTGGTTCTTTTTTATAAAAAGGGGTTATACATCTTGTACTCATTGTTAAAATGTTGGAGTACCAAATTTTGGCATAGGTCTAATTGCCTTAATTTTATTTAATACATGACAATATAGAGATTGAGTATCTGGATCATCAACAGCAAATATTCTCTTTGTTGGATCACATTGAACAAATACTTCGTTTAATTCTGGATCTTCATCAAATATTCGTCCTAAATGCCAATAATCTAATGAATTTCTAAAATCACCAGCTACTCTTGAAGGCATATATTTATATTCAGCATATCTTGGTACATAACCAAATGTATCTCCAGCAGTAGGTGTATAAGCATAGATTTCTTGTTTTAATACTTCTTGTTCTCCAATATGAGCGAAAGAAGGCCAAAAATAATCTAATGTATCGAACTTACTAAAAGTACGTGGTATACCTTGTTGATAAGCTGTTTTTGGCATTACTGACATAATGCCTATAATATATCCATGTTCTTCACAATAATAAGAACCAGAGCGACCAGAACTAACTGACATACCATGACCAGCCATATTACCTTGAGGTAAACCGTCTGTAGCTCCAGTAGTGTTCACTATTTCTGAAATAACTACTGGTGATTTAACACCAGTAATATATTCTGGTCTTTGTAAACGTTTGTCTGAAGATTTTACTCCAAAATGTGTTAAAATGTTTTCAATATAACGAGTACCACCTCTTGCATTTTTCTCTAGCCATTCCTGTAATCTAAAAGCTCTACGTAAATCATTAATAGTTGTAGGTTCAATTTCTAAACCTTTAGTATTTGCATACAATTGATTTGGTGATTGTGGGCCTAATTCTGGGTCATCATATGGCACATTTTGATTTGTTGTACCTGTTAAAGTTGTACCAGCTGCAGTGTTAGTAAATACATTAACATTCTGTGATAATTCACCTAGTGGAATATCTACTGCTGCACCTTTTTGAGCGAAAGGCAATGATGCTGTAAAATAATCGTGTTCCCATGCTCTTTTTCTTAATGTTGTAAGTTCACTAGCTCTTGTAACACCTGTAACCTCTCCGTCATTTAATTTATAATCAATCGGAGGAACTAAGTTTTGATCACGATAGTATTCGTTATAAATACATTGATAAGCAGCTGCTGGTAATGCACTAATTGGAGTATAACCTGTTGCACTTGCAGAAATTGGAGGTACACCTAAATAATCGAGAAAAGGTAAAGATTTCTGTAAGGTAGTATTTGTTGCCCATGCAGCACCTAGATTGAAATAGGGTAGTGTTGTTCCTGAATTTGCATCTGTTATAAATTTTTCCCAATTGTCCCATAATATACGATTTGGTACGAAAAAATAATGCATACTTACGTCCATTCTATGCATAACTGGAGCAATCATTGGTGCAAATCTAATAAGTGATTCACAACCTAATTCAAACTTGTCTCCAGGTACACATTCTAATGTTAATATGGGTGTAAGATTACCCATATCTGCTGATAATTTCACGTCATGCGTGAGGTCAAAGACATTCTTTTTAGGTCTTTGTAACTTAATGGAATTGAATAGATTTTTTCCCATTGTTTTGTTTTTTGTTTTTAATAAATTAAAATATGGGGGTGACTAACCCCCTTTTGTTATAGTCTAATTCCGCCACGTGATACATAGTATGTGCGGCTTACTTTACGCTTGCCATAACCGCGCTTTCGAGATGAGCGGCGATATGAGT